ATGAATTTGCAGATACATGATTTTGGTATCTACTTAGAATTAGAACCTGAAGATGAAGATAAAGCTGCTTTAGAACAAAGTATACAAATAGCTTTACAAACACAATCTATAGCTTTATCCGATGCAATTGATATTAGACAAATCAAGAATATCAAATTAGCTAATCAATACTTAAAGATTAGACAAAACCAAAAGATAAAGAGAGATCAAGAGCAGCAAGAAAAAAATATAGCTGCACAAGCACAAGCTAACGGTGAAGCTGCTGAAAGAGCTGCAACAGCGGATATGCAAAAAAACCAATCTGCTAATCAAGATAAAGCTGAATTAGAGAAACTAAAAACACAATTAGATATATCTAAACTAGAAGCTGAAGCGAGAATAAAAATGCAGTTAATGGAAAAAGAGTTTGAGATGAACTTAAAACTAGCTGAGATGAATTCTCAAAATGAGATATCTAAAATCAAAAGCACTGAGGATAGAAAAGATGCTAGAGTTAAAATGACAGGAACTCAACAATCAGAAATGATAGAACAAAGAAAAAGAGATTCAGCACCTAAAAACTTTGAGTCAGCAGGTATGGATAACTTAGATGGATTTGGATTAGAACAATTTAATCCTAGATAAACATCAAACAATTATTTAATTATATTATATTATGTCAGAACAAGTAAAACAAGAGGGATCTTTTCAAATTAAAGAGATTCCAACTGGTAGTAATGAACCAGTAAAAACAGAAGATGGTGTTATAAAAGTAACTGTCAAAGACGATTACAGAGAGACACAATCAAGCAATGAACCTATTAAGGTAGTAATACCTGATGAAAAACCTGAAGAAGTAGCTGAAACTGCTGAGACTGAAGAAGATGTTGTTGTAGTTGGTGAAACTACACCTGAACCACAAGCAGAAGGTTTAATAGAAGTAGTTGAAGATGAAGCTGATGATATTGAAACACCAGCTCCAAACAATCAATTAGAAGCTGCAGGTGAAGAGTACAAGCAAGTTGTTGAGCAAAGAGTTTTGCCTGAAAACATAGATAAGCTTGTTGCTTTTATGGAAGAAACTGGTGGAAGTGTAGAGGATTACGTAAGACTAAACACAGATTACAGTAGCATCGATGATAAAGCTCTATTAAGAGAGTATTACAAAAAAACAAAACCTTATCTAGACGGTGAAGACATTAGTCTGATACTTGAAGATTTTGATTATGATTCAGACTTAGATGAGGATAGAGATATACGCAAGAAGAAAATTGCGTTCAAAGAAGAAGTTACAAAAGCTAAAAGCTTTCTTGAAAAAACCAAAAGTAAATATTACGACGAAATCAAGTTGAGACCCGGCGTTACTAAGGAACAACAAGAAGCTTTAGAGTTTTTTAACCGATACCAGAAGGATCAAGAATTAGCACAAAAACAACACGCTGATTTCCAATCCACTACCAAAAACTTTTTTACTAATGAATTCAAAGGTTTTGATTTTAAAGTTAGTGATAAGACATTTAGGTATGGAGTAGGAGATGTAGGTAAGGTTGCAGAGAGTCAGTCTAATCTTAATAATTTCGTTGGAAAGTTCATGAATGAAGACGGAACAATTAAAGATGCTAAAGGCTACCACAAAGCTATATATCTTGCCACTAATGCGGATAAGATTATCAATCATTTCTACGAGCAAGGAAAATCTGATGCAACTAGAGAGATTGTTAACAAATCAAAAAATCCTAGCACTGCACCTAGACAAACACAAAACACAGAGTTTGTTAACGGTATTAGAGCTAAGAAAGTTGATTCAGGGTCTACAACTGGAAAACTAAAAGTAAGAAAATTTAACAATTAACTATTAAAATTAAAAAGTTATGGCACTTAACAATGCATTTGGTTCAATAGTACCAAGTCAAAAGCCTCAAGCTACTGACGGAAACTACTTAAAATTTGATGACGGGTCTAGAGATTTCGCTCAACAATATTTACCTGAATTATACAAAGAAGAAATCGAGCGTTACGGAAACAGAACTTTAGGAGGATTCTTAAAGATGGTTGGAGCTGAAATGCCAATGTCTTCTGACCAAGTTATCTGGTCTGAGCAAAATAGATTACACATCTCTTATACTGATGTATCTTCTAACGTTGCTGGAACAGAATTAACTATCACTGAAACTGCTGACGTTAAAAACGTTATCTCTGTAGGATCTACTATCGTAATATCTGATCCAGCTAATGGAGTAGAGGTAAAAGCTTACGTATCTGGAGTTGCAGGAGCTGTATTAACAGTTAAGCCTTACACTCAAGCTGACTTAACAAGTGGTGGAGCTGGTGAGCCAGATTTAGCAAATAAAACTAACCTTAAGATTTTCGTATACGGTTCTGAGTATGGAAAAGGAACAGGAGACAGTCAAATTAAAACTGTAGACCCTTCTTTCAGCCAGTTCTCTAACTCTCCAATCATCATCAAGGAGAAATACGGAATCAATGGATCTGACGCTGGTCAAATCGGATGGGTTGAAGTAGCTACAGAAAGCGGACAGTCTGGTTTCTTATGGTACTTAAAAGCTGAGTCTGAAACTCGTTTACGTTACGAAGATTACTTAGAAATGAGTATGATCGAAGGTGAGAAAGCTGAGGCTGGATCTGCTGCTGAGGCTGCTGGATTAAAAGGTACTCAAGGTTTATTCGCTGCTGTACGTGAGAGAGGAAATGTATTTGCTGGATTCAATCCTTCTTTAACTGATTTTGATGCTATCCTTAAAAACTTAGATACTCAAGGAGCTATCGAAGAAAACATGTTGTTCTTAAACAGAGCTACTATGTTAGGAATCGATGATATGCTTGCTGATTTATCTGATGGTGCTCAAGGTGGTACTTCTTACGGAGTATTCTCTAACTCTGAGGATATGGCTTTAAACTTAGGTTTCTCTGGTTTCAGAAGAGGTTCTTATGACTTCTACAAAACTGACTGGAAATACTTAAACGATGCTTCTACAAGAGGTGCTCAAGCTAGCTCTGCTATCGACGGTATCTTAGTACCTGCTGGAACTTCTACTGTTTATGACCAAAACCTTGGTTCTAACATCAGACGTCCATTCTTGCACGTACGTTATAGAGCTTCTCAAGCTGATGACAGAAAGATGAAAACTTGGGTAACTGGTTCTTTCAACGGAGCTGCTACTACTGACTTAGACAGAATGGATATCCATTTCTTATCTGAAAGATGTTTAGTAACTCAAGGAGCTAACAACTTCGTATTATTCGAAGGATAGAAACTCATAGGTGTAACGATTACCCTTGTTATTGCAACAGGGGTAATTCTTACCCTTATTATTATTAAAAATTATATTATATTATATTATGGCAGCAAATGCAAAAAAACCTACAGCAAAAAAGCCTGTAGTAGAAGAAAAAGTAGTTGTAAAAGCTACACCAGTACAAAAAGAAATTAAACCTAGTTGGGAAATAAAAGATAGAATCTATCATTTGAAGGGTAAACACAGTCCACTGACTTATACAATACCTGGAAAACATTCTGCAAGATTTCCTTTACTATGGTTCGACGAGTCTAACGGTATGCAACACGAACTTAGGTATGCAACAAATCAAAACTCACCGTTAGTTACAGAACAAATTGGCCAAGTTACTTTAGGACATATAGTATTCAAAGACGGAACTTTATTTGTACCTAAACAAAAACAAGCCTTACAAAAATTATTATCTTTATATCACCCACACCTAAACAAAAAATACTACGAGTTTAATGCAGAGGTTGAAGCAAAAGATGAATTAAGTGACTTAGAATTTGAGATCGAAGCTTTAAACGCAGCGATAAACTTAGATGTAGATGTTATGGAAGCAATTTTACGTGTAGAAATGGGATCTAGGGTATCAGAGATGAGTTCTAAGGAATTAAAAAGAGATACAGTATTATTTGCTAGAAGAAATCCTGAGTTATTCTTAGATTTAGTAAATGATGATAATGTTCAATTAAGGAATATGGCAATTAGAGCTGTTGAAGCTGGATATATTAAATTGTCTCAAGACCAAAGAACATTTAGTTGGGCATCTAATGGTAGAAAACTAATGACAGTTCCATTTGATGAAAACCCTTACTCTGCTATGGCTGCTTTCTTTAAAACCGACGAAGGTGTTGAAGTATTCAAGTCAGTAGAGAAAAACTTGAATTAACATGTAATATTAGTAATAACCGGCTACAGTAAATGTGGTCGGTTTATACTATAATAAAATATAAACAAATGGCTATAAATGTAGATACGGTTTACAGAACTGTCTTATTGATAACTAACCAACAAGAAAGAGGTTACGTTACTCCAGATGAGTTTAATAAGATTGCTGATCAAGTTCAGTTAGGTATATTTGAAAAATATATGAGTGATCTAAACCAACAAACACGTATACCTGAAAACGATACAGAGTATGCAAACAGAGTTAAAAACATCGATGAAAAACTAGGTATATTCAAGAAGATAAATACTCCTTCTTATATTGCTGGTGGTTTTCAATTAGACTCATTGCAAGACTTTTATAGGTTTGGTAGCGTAATTGTAGATGACTACATTGAAGCTCAAATGGTAGATAACGGTGAAATATACAGGATACTAAGGTCTCCACTTATTGCGCCTACTAGAAAACAACCATTATTTACACTACAAGAAAATAAAGTAAGAATGTATCCATCAAGTATAGTTAATGGTGTTCAGATAACTTACTTAAAGAAACCAGTCTCTCCGGCTTGGTTATCAACAAGTCACCCTACTTTAAATGTACCTATTTATGACGCAGTTAACTCTGTTAACTTTGAACTACATGCATCTGAGCAAACAGACTTGATACACGGTATACTATTATATTTAGGTATAATAATAAAAGATCCTACACTTATAGAGGTTGCCGCACAAAAAATAGTACAAGAAGACAATAACGAAAAAAGCTAATAACCAATGGGATTAATTAAAGAAACAAACGAACAATACTATTCAGGTACTCAAAAGTTTTTGTCTCAAGGTGGTTCTAATACACAATACACTACTACTTTTAACACTGATTTAATACTTGGTAGTTATGATCCATACGAAGAGGATTATACGTTAAACAATTTTAAAATATACTTAGCTCCAGTTGGAACTGAGGATTTCGAAGAATACACAGGTGAAATAACATTATCTGGAAACACTATAACAGTTGTAGATGCTTTAAATGCTAACGACTGGGTTCTTATTCAATTAAAGAAACTAGATGGCGGGATTTATGGTGATGAAGACGCTTTTGGTACTACAGTTGAGGAGAATAGAGGTCAATACGCTTATACAGCTATAGATGAGGTTATTAATAACTTTGAAGTCATCTACGTTGGTGCTGGTAAACTAATACCTCAATGCAAAAGAACTGATATAATATTCCACGCTAAAAGAGGTTTACAAGAGTTTAGCTATGACACATTAAAAAGTATAAAATCACAAGAATTAACAGTACCACCTAACTTAACGTTAGCGATACCTCAAGACTATGTCAACTATACTAAAATATCTTATATAGATGAAAACGGTGTAAAAAGACAAATGTATCCTGTTAATAATTTAACTACTATAGCTAGTGAGAACCCTATACAAGATAATTCAGGTAACCCAATACACGATAACTTTGGTAGAAACATTGAAGGTAGTTCTGTAACTCAAGACAGATGGGCTATTAAAAACTTAAACGTTACTGACCCAGATGACAGTAATGAAGATATTAATAGCTGGATGGAAATGTCTATAGGACAGAGATATGGTAGTGATCCAAAGACACAACAAAATAACGGTTGGTTTTTCTTAGATTTAAACAAAGGTTCAATATCTTTTTCTAGCGATGTAGCTAACAAACTAATTGTTATAGAATATATATCTGATGGTTTAGCTTATGGTAGAGACACTAAAATACCTAAGCTAGCTGAAGAAGCTTTATATGCTCATATACTTCACGCTATAATATCTACAAGAGCTAATCAACCAGAGTATGTAGTTAGAAGACTTAAGCAAGAAAGATCTGCTAAATTAAGAAACGCTAAACTGAGACTATCTAATATAAAACTTGGAGAAATAATACAAGTAATGAGAGGTAAATCTCAGTGGATAAAACACTAAAATTAAATGGCTGAACAAAAAAATACCTTTTTAA